GTGGGCTGTGCTGGGTTAGGCAACCAATCCTTTATTTTAGATGATGGCTACTCTGTGATGCATATATCTGCTCATGATGCAAAATTAATATATGATGAAACAGGGGAAAACCTTAGTGGGAGCACTGTGGTGCCTGAGAAAGTAGTAAGAGTAAATGAAACTGATCGCTATATTATAGCTGAGCAGGAACTTCTAGATAGAGATGGCAATCCAAAGAAAGAATATAGATATTGGATTGAGGATAAGGATAATCGTGAAATAGTTGGTCGAAACATGGATTATAGTGAATTTGAGGATAAGTTAGTTGAATTATCTATTGAGGATCTAGAATTATTGGATGTTGATTCATTTCCAAGTATGAATTAGTTAAAATATAAGTTAATACTAGATTAAAACAAAAAAGGCACTCAAACAGATGTTTAAAAATAAGAGAGAATGCAAGTTCGAGTAATTTAAATCGTGACTTAAAAACAGTGAAAAATAAATGCACAGTTAGAGATACAATCACAATAATCTCTGATCAAGAAATTCATACACGCTCTTTATTGATTTAATAAGGCTTGAAAGTCCTTTTTAATTTCTTCCTGTGTCGTTCTAATTTTGAGATTTTCTTAAACGTTAAATAAGAACAGACGGTAACAACAATAAGCAACCACTCATGATCTTCACCACGGTTATCAATTATTTTTATTATGCTTAATTCCTCCTAATAGAAAAATTGTAACATAAGCAATAATTTAATTAGTTTTTATAACATTTGATTGTGTTTATAATTATTTAATTTTTATGTTAAAGTGAAATTAATTATGGATTGCCTTACGTAACTGTTTTATGGTTAGGAGAAAAAGCTCTGAGGGAAATCAGCACTTTCAAACATGACGAAGAGGAATTTCAGTTAAGTTTCAACGAACATTTTAGTTCAGCTAAAAAACAACTTGAAGAAATTAATGATTTATTATTGTCTTTCCATCGAGAAGAAATAGATTTAAAAGGCTTGAGAATTGCGGTTAACGAGAAAAGAGAAGAGTTAGATCGACTTTTATTTAACTTTGATGATATCGGATTGCCAACTAAGGTTAATACCGTTCAAACCGAAAATTTGAATGAGTTAAGTGATCTTATTGCTTCTATCAATAATGTGGCAGTAGTGTGCTCCAATGAGAGCTATAATGACAGGGCGCTAATTCAATTAATAAGTAAGTATTCACAAGATGCAAGCGCAGCTCACGATCGTATAATTTTAGAATAACACATAAAAAGAGGATTACCTTTCGAGGTAGTCCTCTTTTTATGTGTTATTAAGCAAATACCCTCTGCTCTAATATGGTAGAGGTGATCACATGACTAAGGAACTAGCACAAGAAGTATTAGACCAGCTACGTAAAGGCGAGATAGAGGAGTACAGAGTGGAAAAGGACGTGTTCCCGATCTTTCGGCTGGTGTTTCTGGCTCGAGAGGATATTAAGGATTTTAGAGGGGCAGCGCAGCACCATGGGGCTATCGTATACATGTATGAGCAGGGGTGGACGGCATAAAAATATATGAAGTGAGTTTGTCTCTTATCCCGTAGGTTCTATTGGGATGTGGGTCGGTTTGCGGGCGTTCGCCATGGGTATAATATAAACTTCGGATTTTACTAAATTTACATCGGCACAATTATATGATTTTATGAATGAGCATAAATTTTTGGCTGACGATAGAACCCATGTGAATGTTTATTTTAATTCACAGGATAGGCAAGGCTCGGCTTAGGTGCTAATAGATTATAAGTCTGAACGGGTAAACGGGAAGACTTATGCAAATTTCTGCTTATGAATTGATAGGCAAGCGGATGAAATTCTGAGGAAGTACAACGAGGTTCGCAGAGAGCTAAGAGAGTAATACTCCTGGCCCGATGAAATGAAAGCGATGTTGGACAGGCTAAAGGGGCTAAACATAAAGTAGCTTATAAGAAAATTACTTATAGGGAATGTTTTCCTGAAATGGCAGATGAATTGGGTAATTCATACGAATATGTAAGGAAAATAAGCATGAGAGTAAATAGATACTTTAATGCACTTACCAGTTAAAAGAGAGTGTTGTAAAAGCACCCTCTTTTATTAACCAATAATGTCTCGTTTAACTTCTTCAATTGTGTGGTATGAGGTATTTTAGAAATTGGTAATAAATAAATTTTGTTTAATCTGGGGTTGTAAATACCTAAATTAGACACGTCTTTAAATTTAGTTTTATTTTCTGAATTTATCCCCATAAGGTAATAAATTAATAATTGGAGCGTGTGCTTGCTGGTTGGGGCGTTTGAGAGGACTTTAAACTCCCATAAAGTTGATTTTGTAAGGAAATCGGCATCTCCAGTATTGATGTTAGATGTGTAAGCTCCTTTGAAGTTAAATCCCTCGTCAATTATAGGGCCATATTTTTTGAAAAAACGTTCTGATCTTTCAAGCATAATTCTAATATTATCGATGGTTTTTTGATTAGGGTTTTCTTCTAGAGGTTTATAACTTCCTCTGAATCTATACGCAGAATCGTAATTGGCTAGATGACAGGCTTTAATAATTGATACTTCATCGAAACCAATTATGTCTATAAGCAGATTCTCTGCTCTATCATGATGTTTCCAGCCTAAAGTTGATGCTCCATTTAAAGAAACTCTGAATGATTTTTCAGAATCGCCGTTATGTATTAATCTTGTTAAGTAATCGACTACAATTCCAATTAAAGAAGGGCTTAAGTTTTCCTCTTTCCTATCGTGCAAAAATTCTACTTCTTCAATGCCTATAACAGAAAAATCTTTCGGATTGATTAATCCGCCTTTTGGTTGTTTATAATTTTTAATTACAGAAGTCACGCTGCTCATTAGACCACCCCTTTTTTGAATTATAGCAAAGGGGAACATTAATGGAACAAAAATCTTGCTAAAATCTGATACACTAATAGTATGGAAAATACCCAACATGTTAAATGCGGTGAAGCCAATGATTCATCATTACAGTACTAAATACGAAGAGGCTGGTGTGAACTGCGCTGAGTTATGGATTCAAATAGATCTGTTTGGAAGGTGCTTCTCTCTTTTTAAAAAGAAGATCATCCTATAGTATCACGTACCGTATGGCGGACAAACGCCGACAACAATAACGACCTTTGTCTTGCTTGCGCAAGCGTGATGAAACCCTTAAAAGCGTGTACGAGCTTAATAGCCGTATGAGCTTTTATATGTTAGGCTTATTAAAAAGGAGTGATAACGATTTTCCTCGTCAGAATGTGGCCAGTGTTCGCATTTATCACAATTGGCTTATTTTTACTTACAACTGTTACAGACGCTGTATGGATTGAAGCGCTTAACACATTTATTTTGTTGTTTACTCTCGTGTTAGTAGGAATTGATAGATATTCTAAAGACAAAGAGAGACAGGAGAAGCCCAGAGTCTGGCATTATTACGCGTTAGGGCTAATAGGACTGTTTGTCCTGTATGATCAAGTATTGGTGCTTATATAAGATGCAAAGACCGACACATTGTGGGTCTTTTTTTATATTCCAAGCCTATTGGCTTAAAGAGAATAAACATTAAGAAAGTCGATCCCAATAAAGATTGCTTAAAGTGTGTATTTGCCCAGAAGGTATACAATACAGAGGAGAAGACAAGAATGTTTTGTACGTATGGGACAGGGTGTATAAATAAATAGTCTCGAGAGATATGCTTTAATCTAAACCTTGATATAGTTAAAGGAAATTTAACTATATCTAAGGAGCGGTGAAGATGAGATTGATATTTTATGTTTTACCAAAGGGTGGTTTTGGGCGCACTACAACTGATCAAGGTGGTAGCGTTTGTTTTCAAAGTCTATAAATTAGATGGAATAGGGCAAGGGAGCTTTGAGTATCAAGTTAATTATGAATTTGTTGATAAAGACTTAGCTGGAGAAGTTTTGTTCCTATCTATCGGGGTAAAAGTGAAAGTTAGTAACGGAGAATATTTATTGGCATTTGAATAACACCTAAAAAGAGAACCACCTTACGAGGTGGTTCTCTTTTTGTCTATCCTATATTAAAAAAACTTTTGAGCACATGTTGTGTAAATTAAAGCGGATTTCAGTGTCAATTAACTTAAATCTAAGTTTCTTTAAAAGTAAAAATCAGTATCAATCCTAACTAAGCAAACTTAATCAAAGACTTGAAAAGTTTGGTAAATTTCTGATTCTATATTGTTTTTACATACAATTGCTACACTATATTTAGCTCTGGTTATTGCAACGTAAAATTTGCATCTTATATCAAAATTGTCAAGGGCTTTGTTTTCAAATAACCAATCTGATATTTTTTTAGTTGGGTAAATAATTACTCTATCGCGTGTTGCTCCTTTTGATTCCCCGAAATTTTTAATCTCAGTGAGGGGAATTAATTTTTTCCTACGGGAATATCGTAATTGAGTTGGAGAATACTTGCTCAAATATCTTTCAACATCTTTTTCTTTAACTAGAAATACTCCATCATGGCCAGTTGTTTCATTGTGAAGTGAATTGTAAGTTGGATAATCAGGGAATAATTGATTAGCAAAATCGCAGATAGCTTGGTTATTTCTCCAACTTCCTCTCAAAGTGTCTGGATCAATTTTATACTTTATAGATTTGCATTCATTTATTAAAAATTTCTGGATGTCACCCTGGGAATACTTCTTATAAATTTCAGGAAAATGTGTATGATAAGTAACTTGCCTAGGGTCTCCAGCAATTTTAATTGTTGAGCCGGATTTTAATAGAAGTTTAATTATTTCTAAATCGTAACCAGCCATATCCTGTATTTCGTCTATATAGATATGTTTATACAAGCTGGTAATTCTGTCAATTACATATCCATTACTCAAATTATTGCACCGCGTTACAAATTTCGAGATTTTATCGGAATAAATTTGAAATTGATCTGAGAAAAAGTGTTTTTCAGTTACTTCTTCTTTATAATAAATAGGGAATTTTTTTGTTTTATATTTAAGAGCTGATTTCTCATTAACCAAGAGTAATCCGTTTATGTTTCGCTCTGTTAGTTTCCCTTGATAAGGTTTAGCACCATGTTCAATTAAAAACGAAAACCATGTTTTGATTGTAACGTTATGAGGAATTACTCCTTTGTTTAATTCGAAAAATTTATTTTTAATCTCTTTTTCGTTTTCTTCTGTAAAGGTAGTAATTAATACGCTTTCTGTACAATCTATAGCTTCCCTTACAATGTGTGTTGTTTTGCCGGCTCCAGCGGAGGCAATTAAAAGAGTATTTTCCATTAAAGTGCCCTCATAATAAAATTTGGATAGTTTATTTTATCTTCCGATGAAAATATTTTTAACGCACAGTCAGTTTTGTTAGCTTTCATAAATTTATGTAACTCATCCTCGTTAGAATATTTTGTGTTAAAAATCGAATTGAGTTTTGTTAAACTATTTTCACGTAGCAAGGCTGGCTCCAAAGTATTGTAATTAAAAGGCTTTTTATTTTTTCCTAAAGTGAGGGAACCAGTATGTACAGTCTTGTCGTAACAAATTTCAATATTTGACTTTTTATTTTTTCCTATATAGTTAGAATATTTTAGTTCTAATGCATCTAAATTCCCATCATTATCTGTAATAACTTTTACAGGAATTTCTAAGTGCTCGGCAATTTCTAAAAATCTTAAAAAAGAGGTTCCAACTGAAATAATTTCTACTTCATCTTCAATAGCTAATTTACCATTATTATTGTCTCGATACGCTTTTTGAACAACTAATTCATCAGAATCTCCCTCTACTAATATTGCTTTCTTACACAATATTAATCGAAGAGTATCGTAACCAGAAACTTTCTCAAAAAATACTTTAGATTCAAGTTGATCAAACTTCACAGTTTTTTGTTTGTTAAGTAAGATTAAATTATCTAGTCCTAGTTTGTTTGAGACAAAACTACTATGAGTGGAAAGAATAATCTGTTTGTCATGATAATTATCTTTAATACTATTCAGCAGTTGGTTAAGACGCGTATGACTTATATGACATTCTGGCTCTTCAATTAAAATGATGGATGAAGCCTCGCTCCTTTTGTTAGATAGGGCTAAGTCCGTCTTTATAATTGATTGCTCACCTTTTCCTATGAATTCGAAAGGTATTTTATCAAGCTGAGTTATTAAACTACCATCCCAAGTTGAGCGTGAACCTAAATCAACAGACAGTTCTATTTCTTTTTCGCTCAGTTTAGACATACTATTTATTTTTGAGTTTATCTCACTAATTGATTGATCTTTAGAAAACGTTTCTTTTACTTTTCTATAGGCTTGTGCAACTTTAGTTTTTTCGTCAGTTTCTAAAATGTTTTTGACGATTCTTGAAATGTAGATATCCGATCCGTTTTGAAACTTACTAAAGCCAACATCTATAAACGATGATTTTATAGGAATGCTTCTAGAGGTTAATGCTTTTCTAGAAAAAGAGTACCAATCCACATCGTAATATTCAATTGGCAGACTTTCCAAGTTTCCTAGCTTGACTAAAGATTCATATTCCTCATGATATTTTTCGTCCAAAGCGATTTTAAAAGCAACTCCGCTCGTCTTTCCGATTTGGTCTTTTTGGGTGTATTTATCGCCTTCTAAAACTGGGATTAATTCATCAAAGTATAGTTCAATCAAAATGTAAGGAGGTTTAGAAATATTTCCATTATTCATATCAGTTAAATACTGATTTACAACATCATAGTTAAATAAGTATTGAGATAAATTACCTCTAAGAGTTTTTCCTCTAAATATACCACTGAGAGCTATATGAATCGCCTCTAGAACAGTAGATTTCCCAGCTTCATTATTTCCCACTAAAATATTAATACCTTCTTTAAAGTCTAGAGTGAAGGAACCATTAATACATTTGAAATTTTCAATATGAATACTTTTAATCATTAAATCTCTCCTAATAAATGTAATTATAGTACATTATCACTTATTTGAATGGAAAATACAAATTAGATTAGAACTACATCAAGTTTGGGAATAAATTAAACCTTTGAACTATTAATGATTTCTCGTATTGATTTCATAAACTCAGTATAAACTTTATATAAGCTTCGAATGGAAATAATTTAAAAGTTGCGTAAGAATACATTGACAAGCATTATATTAAGTGTTAAATTTTCACTTACTAGGTGGCGCACTATTCACACGCGCAATAATTAATCTTTTTTTTAAACCTCACGTTTTATACTAAATTTAACGAGATCTTGCGCGTATAAAAAGATCTTGTGTATACTCTATAATAGAAAAACAGCATCATATCAACGTTGTTATGCCGGTGTGGCGGAATTGGCAGACGCGCACGACTCAAAATCGTGTTCCTTTGGAGTGTCGGTTCGACCCCGACCACCGGTATCGTGATTTTAGTAGAAAATGCTTGATCTATCAGTCTTTCTAGTAATTACTAGAGGCTGATTTTTTTGTTTATGCTCACAATCACGCCTGAAAAAGCGTATGCGACGAATCGTGCGTTTGGAAATAAGCATACAAGGAATGGCACTTTTATGACGTACTTTTCAAAAGATAACCTAATTTTTCGTTCTTCCTACGACAAGCGGCATAAATTTTAAAATTACAAAAAATTATTAACAATCTGCTTACAATGAGACAAAACTATGATAGACTGCATGTGATAGGGATAATTACGTAGTCAGAAAGAATGGTGACTTGTTTGAGGGGTTGTTTTGGATGAAGAAATTTATCATTTTCCTTTCTATAGTAGGTGTGATGGGACTTATTGGTTTTGGAGGCTTTTATTTTGGGCAGAATGCTCTTGAGCGTATGGCTTCATCAGAGGAGCAACAGGGCAGCGATAGTGGGGACGACACGAATAATCATTCAGGTGAAAGTGACGTTCAAACAGAAGAACTCGTGCTTACTGCTTCTATTGATGAAGATTTACATGATTTATTTCCTAAAGATCTGTCAGAGCGAGCGATGCAAGAGGCGATTCATTACATGTCCCACGGACTTGTAGAAGCAGAGCAAAAGTGGGGAAAAATCCAGCTGACAGAAGAGCGAATTGAATGGTTGCTCGACATTGCTACTGTAAGAGCAGATGAGTTTACCCATGGTAGCCGCTATGAGCAAATTTTATTAAGGTGGCATGAAGGGGATTTTAGTCAAGCTGTTGAAGACCATAACTTCGTTTGGGGACTATGGGGAGGAACGATTGGAAAAGCAACACGTTTGCTTACGCCAGCAGAGGTAGACACATATAATGATAAACATTTTTAATTTAATAAGCCACTGCACATACAAATGTGCGGTGGTTTTTGATTTTTTTTAATTGGCTTCTCTTTATAGTGTTGTTCAAAGGTTTTTTGTAAGAACAATGATGTAATGGAGGGATCAATATGTTTTTTTTACTTGCTTTAATTTGTCAAATGACGTTATTCTTTTTTATCACATTAGGTGCATTGGTTAATAAAATTGAAAACAAAATAGCATTCTATATTTTATGGATTGTTACGGCTATACCGACATTTTATCTAGTTTTTCAATAGGTAAAGGGAGAGACAAACATGAAAAAGGTAAGTCGAGAAGCGGTTACAATTCGATTAGAAGAACAATATGGAATGCTGTCATCTGCAAAACAAGTACAACATTTGTTAAGAGATATCCATTCTCTTCAATCAAGGGTACTACACGATGATTTTGCAGCTTGTGACATCTTTATTGATCTACAAGATGCTATAGAACAAGCCGATTTAACAAAGCGTCAGCGTGACGCGCTATACTATGTTTATATGTGTGATTACACCCAAGTCGAGACGGCAGAGAAAATGGGGATCGCTCAACAAAACGTCAGAGAGTTACTAAAACGTTCGACAGAAAGAATAGCAGATATTTTTTACTACTGGACTCATCATGATTTAGGGTATAGAGGAGGCATTTAGAATGACAGAACAATACCTTCTAGATCGTATGGAAGATTTAAAGATACACGCAAAGACAGGGGCGATGTCTAGACCGGGAAGGTTTAAAGAGATTGAGAAGTTGATTGAAGCTTATTACGACCAACATGAGAAAGTGCCTCCTAGTTATATGCTAGAGAAATTGGCTTCTCTTTGTTTACATGAAGAGCTTAGTAATCGTAATAGTCATAAAATGGCTCACGAGTGTTTTCCGATCCTAACTGATCATCAGCATGCTCGTAGAAATAAGCGGGAGAAAGTGTATCATCAGATTGAATTTAGGCGCTCGCCTATTACAGGCAGCCGATCGGTCTCCTATGTAAGTGAGGACAATAGCCATACAAAAGGAAAACAAGTGTTTTATGTAAGCTAAAAAATTTTTTTGCTAAAATAAGAACGTATGATCGTGTTTTTTGGTTGGGTTCATGCCTTATAAGTGAGGAAGAGGAGAATTCCTTAGAGAATAAGAGAGGAGGCATACAAGTGAATCGAAATAACGTACAAACACAAACATTACAAAAAGGGGAGATTTCAATGTCAGAACAACGTTTACCATTTAACTTACAATTTTTCGCGAAGGAATACAAAGGGGAAGAATTTATTTTTGCAGTGAAGGATAGTCAAGGATTATTACGTCCTTTTAACCAAACAGGAGGTTCTTTTAATCGTTCGTTTGATGAAATTGAACTAGATACAAAAGATAAAACAGGCAGTGATTATGGGAAAGAATCAGTAGAAGTGTCGCTTGAAGGTGTTGTAACAGAAGGCGACCCGTTTATTGACTATATGGACGAAAAGCTTGATAACAAGGAATTTATCGAAATTTATCGTGTGAATAGCCGAAAGAAAACAGCAAAATCGGGTCTATATATGATTACATCTTGGGAGCAAAGTTACAGTAATGGAGAACACGCAACATATACATTAAGCGCTAAGCTAAACGGAAAGCTGAAAAACGAAGATATGGTGGAAACAGAAGCACCGGCTGAAGACGATCAAGAATAGTTTTTAGGTATTTACTAGCAGCTGAAGGTATCTTTTTAGATACCTTCATCAATTCAAAAAAGGGGCGATGGCATCATGTCAACAATTGTACTTCAAGGAAAAGAATATGAATTAAAGTTAACGATGGAAAGTGTGAAATATTTAAATCGTGTGATTCAGGGCGGACCAATGGGGATCATTGGAAAAGCGATGATGGGCGATTTAGAGGCATTTCCACAAATTGTACACGCAGGCTTATTTCATCATGGCAAGGATTTTTCATTAAAAGATGTTGAAGCTGAAATTGAACAAGCGATGATGAGTGAGCAGCTTGATTCTGATGACATTTATAAAATTAGTAATAAGGTTGTGACGGAGAGTTTTTTCTTTCGCAATCAAGCGAAGAAACTAGTAGCGGACAATCCGGAAGCGGCGAAAGCATTGGAGATGTTAAGAGCTTAACGCAATTAAATGGACTGACTTATGTAGAACGCCAACTCGTTACCTGTTGGCGTTATTTGCGGTTAGAGCCCTCTGTTTTTTACGCTTTAACTCCAAGAGAGTTCGTCTTGTTAATGGATGCTGAATTAGAATCGATACATGATGCAATGGAGCGAGAAGCACAAATTGCGTTAATGCATGAACAAGCTAGTCGCAGCAAGCGTCCTAAAGTAGCTGATTTATATAAACGTCCAACTTCAGCAACGAAAGACGATAATTCTATTCAGGCATCAGTCAAAAAAGCAGAAAAAGCTAAAAATTGGCTACAACAATTTACATTTAGAGAAAGGAGGGAAAGGGTTGAATGAGTTAAATAAAGTGATACAGTCTATGAATTCGGAAATTGTTGATTTTACTAATAAGATTACATCCATTGATGGATCCATTACGTCTTTTACTGAATCCATTTCAGACATTGGAAAAGGATTTCAGCAAACCTCTGCAACGCTCCAAAAAAGTGGTGGAGAAGTGACAAGTAGTGTAGGAGAACTTTTTACAGCTGCTAATCAATTAGGTGGTGGCATTTGGGGTGATTCAAGCCCACTTGATGATATTGAACAGAAGGTATCAAGCGTTGCGTACGCCCTAGACCAGGCTAGCAAATTATCCATTCCATTTTCGGACAAACTATCTACTTCTTTTTCAGAAGTGACGGCAGAAGCTTCTCGAATGGTGACAAGTGTACTGCAGTCGACTACAACAACCATTACTTTAATCAATCAACTGGTTGTCAGTTTCACTGCACTAAAAGCAGCAGCAATAAATGTAACAGCCACTCTAATGAAAATAAAACCATTAGCTGCAGTATTTGGGTTCCTTATATCGCCAATCGGCATTGTTGTTGGGTTAATAGCAGCATTAGCAGTTGGTTTTTTGTATTTACAAAATGCAAATGGGTCATTAGGTTCAAGTTTACAAGCAGTATGGGAAAAAATTTCGTCCATCGGAAGCGAGGTTTTTTCAGTAGCCTCATCTATTTTTGATGGATTTATGACTGGAATTGTTGCAAGGTTGCCAGAACTAGTGCAGTCTGGAGCAGCGCTTTTGCAAAGACTCGTTGAGGGAGTAACAACGATGTTGCCTGCTTTGGCTGAAACAGCTATACAGGTAGTTAGCAATATCGTTGAAGGCATTACATCTGCCTTACCAATGTTGATGGAGGCAGGCGTACAAATCATTTCATTATTGATTAGTAATGCTTCAAGGAATCTACCACTTATGTTGGAATTAGGGATTGGAATTTTGACAAGTTTGCTAGACGGAATGGACTCAATGATTGGTACATTAGTTGAAGTGGTTATACAAGTTGTAACTCAACTAGTAGAAGCTATTACAACACAACTGCCATTATTAATTGAATTAGGTATGCAAGTGTTGATGAACTTAGTAGATGGCATTATGAGTTTTGTACCAACGCTACTAGAGACAGTAACCGGCATTATTACTATGCTCGTTGAAATGATCGTTGAACAGCTTCCTCTTATATTGGAATTAGGTATTCAATTACTAACCAACTTAATAGACGGTATTGTATCTTTGTTACCAATGATCATAGAAGTAGCTTTAGGCGTGATCTCTCTTCTTATTGAGACCATTACACAGCAACTTCCACTGCTGATTGAAATGGGCATAAACCTATTGATGAGCTTAGTAGATGGGATTATGACAATGATACCAACGATCATTGAAACCGCCTTGAATCTTGTTCAGACTCTTATTACGACATTAGCTGAACAACTCCCATTACTTTTAACGATGGGGATTGAGATGTTAATGAGTCTCATTGATGGCGTGATCTCCATTTTGCCAATGCTCGTAGCAACTGCTGTAGAAATTATTACAATGGTTTTGACAACTCTTACCCAGCAGCTACCTCTTATTATTCAGATGGGTATTCAGTTACTTGAGAGCTTAATCAAAGGGATTGTCACTATTCTGCCGATGATCATTGAAACGGCATTAGATGTTATTGCTTTAATTATTGAGAGCTTAACACACCAGCTTCCACTGATAATTAATGCTGGAATCACGTTACTGGAAAGTCTTATCAAAGGGATTATGGATCATGTACCGGCTCTCTTACAATCTGTCGTTCAAATTATTATATCTATTATTAGTACACTCGCATCGAACTTCCCTTTAATTTTACAAAGCGGAATTTCTCTTATCGGATCTTTAATTGGCGGATTAACAACAGCCATGCCGATGGTTCTTAGTGCAATTGGAACCATTCTTTCAAGTGTGTTTCAAGCAATCGTAAATGGGTTCCCTCGTATTATGCAGCTTGGAACTCAGCTCGTATCGCGACTTGCTGGTAGTATTTCAACAGCGGTTAGACGTGTTGTAACGGTGGGATCTGATTTAATTCGTGGCCTTTGGAGAGGGATGAATAACGTAAAAGATTGGATTATTGGAAAAATCAGTGGGTTTATGGACAGTGTGGTTGGAAGTCTAAAATCATTTTTTGGAATTAATTCGCCATCAAAATTGTTCAGAGACGAGATTGGTCGTTTTCTTCCTCAAGGTTTAGCGGTTGGAATTGAAGGTGATCTAGGATCAGTGAATCGTGCGATGAATGCAATGACGTCTCTTGTACCTTCTGAAATTGATCCTCCTCACATGGCACCGCTAGAACCCGTTCATCCAAACATGAGTCATTCTTATTCAAATCAGGTGCGTTTCTTTGAGAAAAAGAACAATGGTCGTTCGGTCGAGAACTTGTTAACAGAAGTAGTTGATACGTTACGAGAACAGAAGCAGCTGACGGTTCAAATGGATTCTACTGTTGTTGGTTCACTCGTTGAACCACATATTACAAATGCTCAAGAGAGAAAATCAATGCGGAAAAATAGGTTTTACACATAAGATGGAGGTGAATCGTTACTATGCAATTTACGTTTAATGGGATCAGAAAAAAGTATATTACTGTATTAAGTCATCTGCAGCGACCCGTTCTACCGTCTATCTCTTATACAACGACAGAGCGAGTAGAAGCAGGTGAGCGGGTAACTGGTATGAAAATGGACTCCATTATTCTAGACGTGCCTGTTGTCATCTATCATCGTGATAAAACCATGCAAGAGCTAAAGCTTGAATTGTCTTCATGGTTATATAGTGAGGATGAACAAAAACTCGTGTTCTCCGATACACCTAGCCAATTTTATTTGGCTAGGTTTTTATCCGTAGAACTTGAAGAGTATGAGCACTTCTCGAAAGGAATTATCCAATTTTTGTGTCCAACGCCATACCAATATGCAGGAGAAATTGTTGTTCCAATAACGGAAGAACAAAGAGATATTCATGTTGTAGGGCAAGTACCGGTGTTTTGGACATTACATGCTCGTATTGAAACAAGAACATTTCAGTTTGAAATTCGTAACCAAAATGGTGAAAAATTAATTTTACAGCACCAATTTTTAGAAAATGATGTTATTGAAATTGATGCAGGTAAACGTGCCATTTATTTAAATCGTGACGCACGTATGTCGTTACTGTCATTTGAAAGTAGATGGTTTCCGTTAAGACCAGGTGTAAATACCCTTTCTGTATCGGCCCCATCTACCATTACGTATCAAAATATCTATTTTTAATAAAAGGAGGTGTGAAACATGAAGGACATGTATGTATTAGACCAAAACGATTCTTTGCTTACTACTATTGGCGAGGATAATGGCTTAATTTCCGCTCTTTTTCGAGAAGAATTAAACCAACTGCCTGATCAGCCATTACGTTTAATCGTGGATTCGGCGAGCAGTTCGGCACAGTTTGTTAAGGAAGAAAACCAAGTGGTTTTTCGAGATAAAGAGGGAGAACTTAGGCTCTATGTGATTAAAGAAGTAGATGATCATTTTAGTGGGACTGAGCGCCAGACCTACGCCTTATGTGAACCTGCTTTTATGGAGCTAAAGGAGCACTTCGTAAAAGAGCGCTCTTTTAAAAATGCCAATGCGTCGGTCGTGCTTAATTACGTGTTGAGTGGTACACGCTGGCGTGGTCAAGTCGATATTGATTTAGGGGTTGGATCTATCCCACTTTCTTTCGAGTCATCGGTTGATGCCATCTGGTCTATTTTAAGGTTGTGGGGTGGAGAGTTTAAAGATATTGTCACTTTTTCTGGTAATCAAATTACATCGAGAACAATTAAAATTCTTTCTCGTCGTGGGCAGTATGTAGGGAAGCGTTTTGAAGTTGATCACGATATTCAAGAAATCCAGCGAACGGTTCTTTCTTATCCTGTAACGGCTCTTTATGGACAGGGTGCATCATCAGATGATCAGACAACTGACTTTTCCGAAGTAACCTGGCAAGTAAAAGATGGAGATCCGGCAAATAAGCCAAAAGGACAAGCTTGGATTGGTGATGAACACGCATTAACTAGATACGGTCGTCCTTACGATGGAAAGCTGTTACATCGTGAAGGTATTTATACAAATAGCGATATTGAAGATCCTGAAACGCTTTTGCATGCGACATGGGAACATTTACAACGTGTGAAGCAGCCGGAAGTTCATTATCAGCTCACCGTTCAATTACTTGAGCAACTGAGTGGCTATGAACATGAAAAAGTAAGTCTTGGCGACACGGCGCTAGCCTTTGATCGGATGTTTACTCGACCAATTGAAATCCAAGCACGTGTGATTGCGATTGAGTATGATTTAATGGATGTCAATCGATCTGCAACAGTTGAAATGGGGCAATTTTTGTCTGCCCATAGCTATGACGATCGATTAGACCAAGTCATTCGTGAGATTAATGATAACCGAGGAAAGTGGAATCAAGGAAACAAACCGATCTCACCTGATCGCTTTCCCGATATATTACCAGATGTGCCTGCAAACGTAGAGGCAACAGGTGGATTTCAGACAGTGCAGATATTCTGGGCTTTTAACATCGAGGCTTTTTATGTGCAAGCCTATGAATTATTTGCTAGTGAAGTAAAAGGTTTTCTTCCTTCGCCGGAAACGCTTGTTTATCGAGGCTCGTTAAATGGGTTTAACTTTATCGGAGAAACAAATAAGACGTATTACTTTCGAGTCCGTGCAGTCAATTACCATGGGCGCGCTTCAAATTATTCAGCAGAAGTAGAGGCTTCAACTGCTCGAGTTGTAACCGATGATATTCTTTTTGGTCCCGAACTGGCTAGGAAATTAAGGGAGTTAAATAAAGAAGCTGATATCATTGGAAAGGATGGTATACAGTTTGAGCAAATTGCGAATGATGCATTAGAGCTTATTCAACAAAGAGCAAAGGACTATAGCGATCAGGAAATTGCAGACGTTTATTCCATTCTTACTGAAGAGCTTGAGAAACGAATTGACAGTGCTCAATTTGATCAAGAAGTTCGTCGCATTCATCAAGCAATTAAAGATGGTGAAGATGCCCTAGAAGAAAAAGAAACACAGCTTAAAGAAGAAATCAATCAATTGGGTGAAGAACTAACCTCAATTGAGAAGCATGTTACAACGGAGTTTGAGAAAGTGGATGGACGCCTATCTGCCACTCTGTCAAGAGGTGAGGTCGACGAATTACTGACAGATAAAGTTGACTACACAACGTACAATCAAAAAATGACAACGATAAATGCGTCTCTTGAGGGCATCGATTTCCTTGTAGGTGAAACGAGCGGACAAGTGGACCAATTGACTGGTGAAGTAACAGATTTACGAGATATTAGCTCAGAGTTAAGCTTAAGTGCTGAAGGGTTCTCTACATCGATTCGCCAGTTGCAAAGTGAAAAACGTCCCACCACAAACCTTGCTATCGGCACGTATAAGCCGTTCGTGCACTCGAATTGGACGAATGTCAACAACCAAGTTGTAAGGGTTTATGATGTATCGGATCGTGTTCTTGGAAAAGAAGTAACGATCTCTTGCAAAATAAAGATTAAGGATATAAAGGGCGGTAGTGAGGATTCCTCGAGGCTCACGCTACAGTGGTTTGAAAACAATCCAAACGCTTGGCATACAATCCAATCGATTACGAATTTAAGCGAAAATAGAGAGATTGAGGTTACTCAAACTAGACAAGTAAACGCAAATACAACAACTATACGCCTTCAATTAAGTGCGGATTTTATTGCATCAGGTACTGTTGAAATAGCAGAATTAATGGTTACAGAAGGTAAACGAGCGGCTGCGTGGTCGCCAGCATTTGAAGATCTAATAGATGCAGAATCATACTCTGAGAGGCAAACCTCACTTGACTCTACTTTAGAAGGTATTACTGGGAAAGTAGAGGAAACGACAAGTGATGTAGGAACACTCACACATACAGTGGGTCAGTTCAAACAAGACTTAGAAGGGTTTTCTACATCTATAGGTCAAGTTAGCAAAGATTTAGATGGTAAAGTAGACACTTCTATCTACGAACAACGCGAAACAGCTCTTAATGTTACATTAGACGAGATTACAGGAAAAGTGGAATCAACGAGTAGTGGTCTAGGAACATTGACAAATACAGTGAGTGAATTTAGACAGGATTTAAACGGGTTTTCGACGTCTGTGCGAGAATTGCAAGCACAAGAAATTGGAGGAGAAAACCTTTGGAATAACCCAAACGATTTTAGTTCACTACGTGCTTGGGAAGGCTCCTCGTTAACACTTAACAATCAAAATCAACAGATTAGTGCTTGGAATACTACCGAAGCGACAAGAGTTAGGTCCAGTGGAGGAAATACAGCTCTTAAAGCAGTGATGACAATTCTAAACGCTAACGAAAAAATACCAAACGTACCCTATACAATGTCTGTGTGGATTAGAAATAACGGAAACGCAGTAGTCAATGTCAATTCAAATCAAGGTGGAGTCGATATAGAGCCTAGTGGAGAAAGAAGAGTTTCTTATACTTGGATTGCTAATAGCACTAGCCATATTCAATTTCAGCTCCGTTCATCCGCTAATCTTGATGTTCATATTTGGCGGGGACAATTAGAAAGAGGGAACAAACTAACAGGTTGGAAGCAACCGGCTTCTTTCTTTGTAAATACTGAACGTTATAATCAGCGGCAAACTTCTTTAGATGCAACGTTGGAAGGTATCAGTGGCCGGGTTTCGTCAACTGAAAGTGGCTTAGGTTCCGTTACAACAAGAGTTGGGGAACTTGAGTTGACCGATACAAAATTTCAAACACGCGTTGGTACCATTGAAAAAGAGCAAGATAGTCAAGGGGGGCGTATTTCATCTGCTGAAACAGCCATTCAGCAAAACTCAACAGCTATCGGTCTTCGTGCAACGACGAGCACTGTTAACGGTATTAATGGTCGTTTGACAACTGCAGAAGGTACCATTCGAGTCATGTCTGATCAAATCGATCTACGCGTTAAAAGAGATGGCATCATTTCCGCAATTAATTTATCGCCTGAAAGAGTTAAAATTGATACGCAGTTACTACAAGTTGGTGATTTTACTAACTTAGTAGATAATGGTGACTTTGAAGATGATGTCATTGGTTCTACACCAGCAGGTTGGATCGGCGGTGGTGCAACAGTCTATAACATGAGAAGTTGGAGTATTGATAATGGCTCAACACAAACGATGGGCGCTAAGACTGGCAACACTGGAAACATTGATATCCAACAAGAGCGCCTTATTAAAGTAGTGGCAGGAGATAGCCTTTACGTTGAGTTCGAATCTCGTTTTCACAGTAGTTCAGCTGGAAGAAGACATGCTGGGATTGGGTTTCGCAGGTATGATGCGGGAAAAAATCATTTAGGCTGGACTCAAGTCGCTCAGGCTACTGGCGGTACAACACAATGGCGAAAACTTTCAGGAACATATACGGTTCCAGCAGGAACTGCTTATATACGAATTTGGGTCACAAATAACCGAAATGAATCAACCGATAATATCATGTATGCTGACAACATTGTTGTCAGAAGAATGACCAATACTCAGTTGCTTGTAAATGGTTCTATTACTGCCAATCATATGTCAGCAAATAGTATTACCGCTGCTAATGGTGCGCTTGCTAATGCGTCTATTACAAGAGCGAACTTGCAAAATGCAATTATCCAAAATGCACACATTCAAGATGGAACAATTACTAGTGCTAAGATAGCTAGTTTAGCAGCGGATAAGATTAGCGCAGGTACGGTTACTTCAATAAATATTCGTAGTGCTAATATTCAGGGAAGTACTATTATTTCTCATCAAGGCAATAGAAGTACATCGATAGAAGGTGGAGAACTTCAGGCACGTGGTCGATATACAAGAACATGGTTTGGGAATACAAATTCATCTTGGGTAAACCTTCAATTAAAAGATGGTTATTTTATGGCTCATAATGAGACAAGGCAGAGGAGACTGTATTATTCGGATTTTGGCATTTCAACTTATCTTGAAGGGTTTAACGATGAAGATTCGAATACCGAATACCACGGATCTGGTGTAATAGAATTCTTCTCTCATATGTACAACGGAGGAGAATGGGGCGCTGATAATGTCCGCGGTCTTACCGCATTTAGTAATAGGGGAAATATTGCATTAAAAACAAATACAAGAGATGTCATACTTGATGCAGATCGTGATGTGAAAGTTATAGCGAATCGAGGTACGATTGTTCTGCGACCGAGAGACGGCAACCGTTCAGGGAATAATCATTTTGTTTTTAATGTGAAAAATAACTCTAGCGCTAGCGATACAGATGGTTGGATTGCCTATGGCTCTCCACAGACGAATACGCCATATGCATCCGGACTACGCTTTAAGAAAACTCAATCAGGTAGACCGACTATATGGGCAACGAATGGTAACGGTGATTATAATTCAGGTGTCTTTGAAGCGGATTCTTTTATTGGTGATTTTGAAGCAAGGGAGTCAAGCTCCAATGCATATATGAAAGTAGATGGCTCTCTTCGAGTAACTGATCGCAGAGGTTATAACGGTGGTAATATAAGCTATCGTCCTATTCAAGTACAAGATGTAATTGCCAACTCTATTCGAGTAAATTTAGCTACAGGTGCAAATCGTGATTTGTATCTGGGTTGTTCAACAAATGAAGTTCGTGTTACAAATAATTCAATGTACAACAATAACAATATCGGGTATCGCCCAATTCGTGCCTCTAACTTTCACCAAGGTTCTTCTAGAACGTATAAAGATGATATTCAGAAGTTCAATGAAAGTGGACTTGATCATGTTAAACAACTAGATATAATGACCTTCTTGTTAAAGTCAGATCTAGAAGCAGAGGCTTTTCCTAAAAGAAGAGTTGGTATTATTGCGGAAGACAGTCCTAATGTTGTCACTAAGGATGGCATGGGTGTTGAGAATGATCGGATTGTTTACTACTCAGTACATGCCATCCAAGAACTCGATAAAAAAGTAGAAGACACCCTGGATCGAGTGTCTTTTTTAGAGATTGAAAATCAATTGTTAAAACGAGAAATACATGAATTAAAGGAGCGGTTGCTGTGATTAAGTTTATGAAGAAAGAATTGGATAAAGTAGCGAAGTTTCTACTAGATATAGAGCTTACGGGTGTTGAGAATATTCATAGGATGCGTGTTGTGAATCAGTTGAAAAAACAACATGAAGAAATGGTTTCTGAAGAAATTGAGTTGTTAAAAGCACATGCAGAATTAGATACAAATGGTGAGTTAGTTCGAACGGAAGCTGGTGGCTTTCAATTAAAAGACCAGGACGCGGCAATTGAATTTCGAACGCAGCAAGAAAAGCTATTAAATGAACAATTTGTTATGGCTGATTCTAATCTAAACCAAGCATTGGAAACATTGGAACACGTTGTTATGAATCTTGATAAAAAGCTATCTAATGAAGAGGCGGAAACACACTTTATGATTGCTGAGGCTTTTGAGGAAGCAAAACTGAATCAAAACAAACAAGGAGATGTTGAATAATGGGACAGGTAGAAAAATTAGATGTGCGTGTATCTGGTGTTGATTTCACCTATAATTTTGAGGAAGAGGTTGACGAAGTTCGTCTTCGCTTTAATGTAACGGATCCAACAGGTGATATTAACGCAAATGGTCGGGTAGTGGTATCAATGGATGAATATGTTCAAGATCCACGTTTGCTTGCTTTAGCCGACTTAGCACGAGTAAAACTAATTAAGCGTTTAGAACCGAAAGAAGAGTCGCAGACAGATTAA